TTTATTCAACAAATAAAGAGGCAGAGAAAGAAGCTTCTAATACTGGTTGGACTAATTACAGGATAGTGGAATACAATGACTGATAAGCTTAAACTTCAAGATCAACGGAACTACTTCAAGCCTTTCCACTATCCGTGGGCATATGACGCATGGTTGAAGCACGAACAATCGCACTGGCTGCACACTGAAGTTCCTATGCTAGAGGATGTAAAGGATTGGAAGACTAACCTCTCTACAGAAGAGAAGTACTTTCTTACCAACATCTTTCGTTTCTTCACACAGTCAGACATTGATGTAGCTGGTGGTTATGTAGACAACTACCTACCACACTTTCCACAGCCTGAAGTACGCATGATGCTGACAAGCTTTGCTGCACGTGAGGCACTTCATGTTGCTGCTTACTCTCACCTCATTGAGTCTCTCGGTATGCCTGAGACTACATACAATGAGTTTCTAGAGTATGAAGCAATGAAGGATAAGCATGAATACTTCCTTGATAAAGTATCTAGTGATGCTCCAATCCCTCTGAAGATTGCTGCTATTTCTGCATTTACTGAGGGTCTTGCACTATTCTCCTCCTTCATTATGTTGTTAAACTTCCCACGTCATGGTAAAATGAAGGGTATGGGACAGATCGTCACATGGTCTATTGTAGATGAGACACAACATGCTGAAGGTATGATCAAGCTGTTCCGTACATACGTAGAAGAAAATCGTGATGTTTGGAACGACAAAACAAAGTCAGAGATTTATTCTACTGCTACAGCTATGGTTGATTTGGAAGATAAGTTTGTTGACCTAGCCTTTCAGATGGGTAAGGTAGAAGGACTAAGAGACTACGAAGTTAAAGAATACATTCGGTATATTGCTGATCGTCGTCTTATTTCTATGGGCATGAAAGGCATTTATAAAGTTAAGAATAATCCTCTACCTTGGGTAGAGACTATGATCAACGCACCTACGCACACTAACTTCTTTGAGAATCGTGCTACAGATTATGCTAAAGGTGCTTTATCAGGGAACTGGTCTGATGTTTGGGCAAGCTAATAAACATTTACAAGAAGCTAAGATGACTTACTGGCAGCACTTTAAGTTTGCTAACAGTATAGCATTGTCTTTGATTTGTGCTGTTATGTGTCTTGTCGTTCATTCTATCTTTCCCAACTTATTCACAACCACTGGAAGTGACATACTAAAATCTATTATTAAAAAAATTAATGATAATACTTTGGGAGAAGTAGATGGCTAGAGATTATAAACGTGAGAATGAAGTAACAAAAAGTAAACCAAAAAATATTGCTAAACGTGTCGCACGTAACAAAGCACGTCGAATGCTTATGCGTGAAGGGTTGGTAAAGAAAGGCGATGGTAAGCATGTAGACCATAAGAAGCCTCTCAGCAAAGGCGGCAGCAACAAGCGTAGTAATCTACGTGTAAGAGATGGACGTAAGAATAGTTCATTTGCACGTAATCCTGATAAATCAATAAAGGCAAAAAGAAAGACTTAATGTTTCCATATCCATTCAAGATATTTCAAGAAGAACTTCCAGAAGATTTTTGTAAGCATGTTATATCTTTAACTGAATCTTTAGATAGAGAAGAAGCTGCTGTTCATGTCGATGGTTCTTCTGAGTTTAAAAAAGAAGCACGAAATAATAATGTATCTTGGATAAATAATCCTGATATTATAGAACTACTTCAAATATATACATTGAAGGCCAATGAAGATTGTGGTTGGAACTTTGATGTTGGTGTCTATGAAACACCTCAGTTATCTATATATGATCAAGGACAGTTTTACGATTGGCATGTAGACATTGGAGTTGAGGAAGACTACGATCCAGTAGTTAGAAAACTTACTATTACAATTAATCTTAACGATAATTATGAGGGAGGTAACTTTCAGATAGAACGGTGGGGTAGTCCTAAGATGAAGAAAAGATACATCACTGTTAAAGGAATGAAAAGAACAGGAAGTATTCTTGTCTTTCCCTCCTTCCTACATCACAGAGTTACACCAGTTATTAAGGGACATAAAAAGTCTTTGACTTGTTGGTTTAGAGGACCACCATTTAGATAAAATAATTGTTGACACAATAAATCTTACGCTATATAATAATGAGGATAGTTGCTAGAAATAGGACTATCCTCTTTTTTATTTGTATTTGCTAAAAGAAAGGAATACACAATGAACGTAATCACAGTATCCCCACAATTTGATCGTATGCGTAACTTTATGCTTGATGTAGATAAGTACTTTGAACCTCTAAATTATGTAGCACAAGCCGTATCAAACAGTGGTGCTTACCCTCCTCACAACATTCACAAGAAAGATAATCAATATATTATTGAAATGGCTCTAGCTGGTTTCAGTAAAGAAGACGTGGAAGTTGAAGTAGCACCTAATATCCTTACAATTAAAAGTGTTAAGAAGCCTGACGAATCTGAAAAAGATATTAACTATGCTTTTAAAGGCATAGCTAAGAGAGGTTTTCGTCGTGTCTTTTATCTTGCAGATCATATGCGTGTAGTATCTTGTAAGATGGAGAATGGTATGCTTAATCTGGTAATTGAAAAGGAAATACCTGAAGAACAAAAACCAAGAACAATAGATATAGAATAATAAGAAGGAGTAAGGGTTTGCCTATCAATAAACTTCCAACTATTTACATCGGCTATGATCCTCGTGAACATGACTATGTTCGCGTACTAGATAAATCTATTCGTATGAATACCCCAGATACTTACAATATTGTCCCTATTGTACAGACTGAGGTTCGTCGTGCAGGTTTATATTGGCGTAGTCCAAACATAGATAAAGATGGAAATAGGGTGGATGTTTTTGATAGCAAACCCTTCTCTACTGAGTTTAGTTTTACTCGTTTTCTTGTACCATTTCTAAATCAAATGTCTGGCCTTGCTTTGTTCATGGATGCAGATATGTTTGTTACTTCTGATATTACAGAAATATTTGATGTATATGGATCAGACAAGGATAATGCAATAAGCTGTGTACAGCATATGCACGTACCTACAGAAAAGACAAAGATGGATGGTGTAGTACAAACTATCTATAATAGAAAGAACTGGTCTTCTTTTGTCCTTTGGAACTGTGACCATCCTTGGATGAAAGAATTAACTGTAGGAGATGTGAATACCAAGAGCGGTGGTTGGTTACACGCTTTTGAATGGATGGATATTTATCCTATTGGAAGCATTGAAGAAGAATGGAATTGGCTTGATGGAACATCTCCAGAAGACCTGATTCCTAAGAATATACACTTCACCACAGGTGGTCCTGTGTACCCTGAGTGGATTGGTAAGAGAGATATAGATAATAAATACGCAGATGAATGGCGTGATTTTTTTAGTACAGTAGTTAAAGGATAAATAATGATTCGTTTTGTAACTTCATTTAGCCAAGATGGCTATGAACGATATGCCAAGAACATGCTTGAGTCTGTCGTTGATAATTGGTATAAAGACCTACACCTAACAGCCTATTACCATGACTGTGATAAGGATGTAGTAGCTTCATTTCCTCAAGCAGCTAACATTGAATATCGTAACCTAAATGATGTTCAGGATATGTTAGATTATCGTGAACGTATGAAAGCATACGATGGAACAGCCAATGGTACAGTAGCTTATAACTGGCGTATGGATGCTATCAAGTGGTGTCATAAGATTTATGCTCTAACTACATATGCCCTTGAAATTGCAGATGAAGAAGCACAAGCAGGTTGGCTATGCTGGCTTGATGCAGATACCATAACTACTAAACCTTTATCACAGAGCAAACTAGAATCAATACTACCGGCAAAGTCTGAATTGGTGCATCTAGGTCGTAAAGATGTAGACTACAGTGAAACATCCTTTATGGGTTTTAATCTTAATTATGATTCCCCTATCTATATGATTGCTGATCTAAGAGGTTGTTATGATATTGGTGAGGTTGTTTCTTATCGTGAATGGCACGATGGCTTTATCTTTGAACGTCTACTAAAGATTTATACTGCACATGGTATGCGGGTACATAATCTAACTCCTGATGTTAATGGTCTATCTGCTTTTCAAAATTCACCTCTATCTCAGTACATGACACACTTCAAAGGTAATCTGAAAAATAATCTATCGGATACTGAAGTAGCACCTGATGTTAAACTACCTCGTTACCGTCAGCTTGCTGATCTTGTTCGTACATATGGCAGTGAAACAATTGTAGAAGTTGGCACATGGAATGGTGGACGTGCTATAGAAATGTCTCTAGCTTCCTTTGAAACAAAAGACAAGGTACATTACATTGGCTTTGATTTGTTTGAAGAAGCTAATGAAGAACTAGATAAGTACGAACTAAACAGCAAGGCTCATAATTCTATTAAAGCTGTAGGTAATCGTCTACAGCAGTTTGCTGATAAGATGAAAGAAAAGGGTAAAGATTTTACCTTTGAACTACATAAAGGCGACAGTAAAGAAACACTGGTTAATGCTAAGGAAAGCATTGCTAAAGCAAATTTTGCTTATATTGATGGTGGACATTCGGAAGAAACAGTAATTAGCGATTACGAAAATCTAAAGCATTGTGATGTTATTGTTTTTGACGATTACTTTACTAAAGATATTGATGGTAATATTCTAGGTGACGAATACCTCGGAACCAACCGTCTTGTAGACTCCTTTAACGATACACTAAAGGAAGGACGTTGCATTGTTCTACCTTCACAGGACAGGGTAAAAGGTGGTGGTATTACTCACCTTGCTCTTCTGCTACAGAAGGATGGCCTACCTCCAGTACCTCAATCACTTACTAAGGTTCCAATTGTTGTTCGTCCACGCGATTCAATGCCAAAGGAATATATCATTGACAGCATCAATGAGAATGTAGAACTGATTGACAAGTGGGATTTTGTAAAGACATGTAAACCAAATGGGGAACATGCTATTATTGTTTCTGCTGGTCCTTCTATTAATTATATGGAACTAAAACATGTAATTAACGAAACAAAGGGTACAGTATTCTGTGTAAAACATTCTTACCCTAAACTGTTACAGAATAACATTGATCCTTATGCTTGTGTCATTCTTGATCCACGTCCTATTGATGGCGTGTCTACACATGGCATTGTTCGTAAAGATTTATTCAATCTTATTGACAATAAAACCAAGTTTCTTGTAGCTTCAATGACAGATGTTAGTGTAACAAAATACTTGCTTGATAAGACAGATCAGGTATATGGTTGGCATGCCTTTTCTGAAGCTGTACAACAGGCAGCACAAGGTAAGTGGAAGGTTGATAAACGTGCTAATATCTCTCCTGATACTACCTTTGTAACTGGTGGTACTTGTTCAGCTATGCGAGCAATTGGAATGTCACATATTCTAGGATTTAGAAACTTTCATCTATTTGGATTTGATTGTAATATTCCTAATGTTACACCAGAAATGGAAAAAGAAGAGACAGAAGACGGTAAGAAGAAGTATCTAAAAGTTGAAACAAACGGTGTAAACTTCTGGACTACAGGTGAGTTGCTTGCTATGGCACAGGATTGTGAACGTCTATTTAGTAATAAAGACATTGATATGAACCTGACACTATATGGTGAAGGTACACTGGTATCTGAAGTATTCAAAGATACTTTTCATGCTGACAAAATTAACTTCAGAGAACTTCTTAAATAAATGTCAGAACAGTTAAACGAAAAGCAAGAGAAGTTTGCTCAAGCATACGTAATGTATCGTAATGCTACTGAGGCTGCTAAAGCTGCTGGATACTCTGGTAGGTCTGCACACAACCAAGGTAGCAGACTGTTAAAAACTGCTGCTGTAAAAGAAAGGATTGAAGACCTTGAAAAGGAAATGGAAACATCCATTGACTATGTGGCTGAAATTGAAAAGCAATATACGTATGCGACTAACAACAACCATACAAACTCTGCCCTTAAAGCACTTGAACTTCTTAGTAGGTTACGTTCTCCTACGGAGGAAGATGCACCTCAGACTATTGAGGAGTTGGAAAAAGATATTATCAATAGTCTCGAATTATTGGGTGAAGAAAGAACCATTAAGCTTTTCACAAGCTGTTCTTGGTTCCATGAACAAGAAGAAGAGATGGAAGAATTGTTGGAAGAAGCTAGTGAGTTAGAAGAAGAACTAGAACATCTAAATGAAGAAGGGTCTACAGAAAATAACTCTGAAGACCCTTCTCAGTGTTAAGCCTTTCCCCTTCTGCTTAACTTAATGTTTAGTACCATCTATCATTTTAAATACGTGATGTTCCATTATAGACAATCTCTTATCTAATTGAGTAGTGGTATGCAGCATTTCTTCTTTTAACTTTAATCTCTCTATAGAGTTGTTAGGACTTGGAATAATCTGATTATCCATGTCCACTAGAATTGACATTTTCTGCTCTAGTATAGCTATTTTATCTTTTAAAACCATTGACTCTTGAAACAAATAACCTATAATACTTAACAACACAGGAAGCAGACCTATTGCTACAGTTTTTATAGTATCTTTGTGCATGTCTATGGCGAATAGTTGTTAGTATCTACAGAACTATTTTTTATATATACCATAGAAAAGTTTGCAGAAATAAGGTTATTTGATCCAGAAGATATTGCTCTAACTTCTAAATCTGTTTTTTCAGATACTGCAATAGGATAACGTAGAATAAAATCAGCAACTCCGCCTGAACCAAGGGTCTGTTTCATCATAACTCGAAACACACCACCCTGTGTACGTTGAACAATTTGAGCAGTGACGTACTGGTTAGCATTTGTCGTGCCTGTAGCAATGTTGACATGATCTAAAAATCCTGTGTACCCAGCAGGAACAGTCCACATAGCCATAAGCGTCTGATTCTCACCAAGAGTAATACGAGCATATGTCGTACCACCGTTGGTGATGTTCAGGTTTCCAGTAGGTGCTTGTGATCCGCTGACATAAGCACGAAAGACACGGATAAATGTTTGTGTCGTAGTGGCTGTACCAGCACCAGCAAGAGTTACTTCCTGATTAACTTCATTATAATCTTCATCTAAACCAAAGACTATTACCTTTACACCATTATCGTTTGCTGGTGTACCGGCATCTGTTGTTACAGTCATAGCAACGGCAGAACTAGTATAGGCGTAAATACCACCTACATCCCAGATAGTTTCTTCTGTACCGTTTACGTCTGGATTAAAGCCAAACTTGAAAACTGTTTTATGGTTTTCTATTTGATTACGAACAACTTGTAATTCAAATGGTTCTGTCTTACCAAACCTTGTAATTGAAGAAGGTATAGCCATTGATATATAATCCTATATTTTATTTATGTTCTGATATAATTTTAGTAATCATTGCATCTAGTTTATTTTCTAGACGATCAAACCGATCTAAAATTTTCTGAAGGTCTTTATCTACTTCAGTCTTTAGTGCATATTCACGAGCAATGTTTTCTCTTGTCTTATTAACAAGACTATAAAGATCATCTATCTTAGAGTTAATGCCTCTAATCCACCAGACAATAGAGCCAGCGGCTATGCTTAAAAGCAAATTCCATATCATTGATGTTTCAGGCATTTTATTCTGAATCCTTTTCTTCTTCTTTTTCTACTAAAGGCTTTTGAACGTATTCAGTATATACTTTGCTAATATCTGAATACATTTTTGATAATTGATCATTAGTAAACCCTCTATCTCGCATCGCATCTAAAAGTCTTTTATCTTGAAACAAATTA